CTTTGGAGGTAAGTAATGTTTGGACCAGATGACGGCAAACCAGGCAGAATGTACAGGCATAAGCTCTGGAATATTTTTGCAAAAAATCTCGAACATCAAATAGATCATATTTATGGTTACTGGATGAGAGATGAACCCAGCGATAATGATGCAGTAAAGACGGCGGCGCTATGTTTGATTGCTATTAGTCAAATTGAGATTGCAACCAAGATAACTTCAATAGAAGAAATTCTTACAGACCTTAAAGAAGAGGGTAAACAATGAGCAACGTACCAGATGATTGGGGCTGTTATTACTACACATGTAGTCATTGTGGAAGCAAGTGTCATGCATCAGAAGGCGGTTGTGATTGTTCTGGTTCTTATGAAGAAGACACTAAACGGTCTAATCTTGCGAGCAGTGGCTATGAATATATTGGTGGTGAGTGGAAAAAACTTATCTCAACAAAAATTCATGTTGCAAAAAAAGAACACAATGTTCCTGATGAAAAATGGAACAAGCTAAATATTGGTCCTCCCATCAGTTACATAAAAATTGGTGACACTTACCAATGCACTACATACAGAATCATTGATGATGAAAGCGGAAAGCAACATCATGTCAGGACCAAAAGAAGAACAAAGAAGGGGCCAAACTGGGATGCTTGAATTATTGAAAAAAAGCGTATTGGAAAACATTGATTATATTTTAAAAAATACTTCTTATGAGATTGAATTTTCTAATGATAAAAAAAATTTCACAGTAAATTACGATAATTCTTTTATAGAAATAGAGCCTGAAACATTTGAGCTAAACAGTGTTGAAGCTTATCGATGGACCCAGGCAGTGCTCACAGGGAACATGACTGCCAAAGTTACTCAGCTCAGAAGATTAATAGAATCCCCATTGGAAAATTTAAAAAAGTTTCAAGGTCATAAATCAAAGCCACAGCTTCACTATGTCAGCATGAGCATTGATGGATTAAATAATGCATTAAAAGAAATAGAAGACCTTGAAGAGTTAAGAAGTCTCATTATGAATTATTCATCAAAATAGAAACATTAAAAACAGGAAAAAACATGTCTGAGTTATTTAAAAGATATAATATTGTTAGATTTTATCAAAATGGAAAAATCAATCAAAGAATCATTAAAAGAAATGTAACGCTGGCAGAAGCTCAGGAGCACTGCAAAAAAGAAAGCACTCATGGGCCTGGATGGTTTGATGGGCGTAGGGAGGCAAACAATGACTAAAAAAAACGAATACAATCAGGATTTCCAGAAGACTTACGATGGGCCGAACCAGTCAGCTCGGAACTTAACTACTTTGAGTGGCAAGCAATACAACCATCCGAATATGAGAATGGAGACTCATCGAGAGATATTCAAGTCAATGCTGTTTCACATGAAGGAGCTTCACGGAGAGTCAAAGCCAGTAGTGTTCCTAACAGACTCACTAAGGGTCATAGAAGCCCTTGCCGTTCTGTTCGAAGACACTCCAATCGTGGAAGTCGCAGATATGATTTACGATATGGCCTACGACATTCACAAGAAAAGAAGCGAAAATGAAGAGAACTAATCTTACAGCTGGTGTGTATAGCGCATCTGCAATTTCAACTTTAGAAACTTGTGAGCAAAAAGCTTATCTTCAATATGAGGAAGGCTGGGAGTTAAAGACAGCCAGCAACTCTCTTAAGACTGGCATTCTTATGCATGATGCTCAAGAAATGTATATGCTTGGCCATAATGAGCAAGCAGTAATCAACAGCATTGAGCAAGAAGCAGAATCTCGAGGATGGACCGAAAATGAGTTATTTCTTCCTAAGCTCCGTTCTTACATTCGAGGATATTATGAAAGATGGGAAGCAGAAGATGCTGATTCATTTACTAATGGCCTTGAGGTTCTCTCAGTAGAAGATGACTTTGAGTTTAAGCTAGACCTTTCAAATCTTGGCTGGCCTGGAGACTCGGCAACCTTTGTAGGCCGGACTGATGCAGTTCTACTAGATAAGAAGAATGATTGTATTATTTTGATGGAGCACAAAAATGTTTCATCAAGAGAGTGTCAAGATCCTGCATCTGTATTTTGGCAATCACTTATCATGAATAACCAGCTGACAATCTACAGCGCAATGCTCGAAGAGAAGTATCAAAAGCCAGTGATTGTTTGGTACGACGTAATGCAAACCAGCCCTATGTCAAAACCAAAGCTAGTTAAAAAAGTTCGAGAAACAATTGAAGAGTTTGAAGAAAGACTAACAGCTACTTACAAAAACAGAGAAGAAAATAAATACATCAGAAAAACAATTCCTATTTTAAATAATCCAAAAGAAAGAAGAATGAAGGAGATTATTGAAATAGCAACAAACTCACAAAGCAGATTTTATCACGGCAAAGCAAGAAGAAATACTCAGAGCTGCAAGAACTATGGAGGATGTGAATTCTTCAATGTTTGTGTTGGGACTGAGTTGATTCATGAGAGTCCGCGATTTCAAAAGAAAGAACATTTCAAACCAAAGGAAAACAATGACATCCCGTTCTGATAAAGAAAAAGCTTCTGTAAGAAATATAGATATCCTTTCATGCATGACAGATATAGCTACTCCACCACCTCGATTAGTTATTTATGGTGAGCCTAAGATTGGCAAAACTACCTTTGCATCTAAGTGGCCAAACCCATTGCTGATACAAACAGAAGATGGCGCTGCCGGTCTTCGTATTCCGAAGATTCCGGAAACTCCTTGCCAGTCATGGGAGGAGCTTATGCATTGCTTGAGAGAAGTTTACAATCAAGACCACGACAGAAAGACTCTGATTCTAGATACGCTAGACAGAGCAGAGCAGCTTGCTCAAAGAAAAGTTCTCAACAAACATTTTGAAGGAGATAAAAGTAAATACATGGCCTATCATAAAGGGCCAATGATTGCAGGCGAAATGATTTCAGAAGTTTTGTTTGCCTTAGATCTTATTCGAAAAAGAAAAAATATGAATATCGTTCTTATTGCTCATGATGGATTACTGCCTGGCGCAAATGCACTGGGTGAAGATTTCAAGAAGTGGGCACCTAACTTATCTAAACATGCCTGGAATCGAACAAGAGACTGGGCAGATCAAATTGGTCACGCGCAATCTAACTTCAAAGTCTTCGATAAAAAAGCTCAAGAGATTGGAAAAGATAGATGGCTACATTTTCGCGGCAGTCCAGGAAGAGATGCTGGAACCCGTGTGGGCTATGAAATGCCCGATAAAATTAAACTAGACTTTGATGAATATTCAAAGCACATGAAGGAGCAGATTAATGCCTAAGATTAATTTTCAGATTACAGATGATGATATTCAAAAGCATGGACCACGCAAAAAGTTTGGCCCAGGCAACTACAAGTTTGAAGTTGTAAAAGTAGAGCAGGGTACTGCTGACAATGATAAACAAACACCCTATCTAGAAGTACATCTTTCGCTTGAGCATGATGGCCGAGACATTCTTGTAAAAGATAACGTGTGGCTTACTGCAAATGCTAAATGGAAGTACATTCAGTTCCTAAAGGGTTTAGGTATCGATCCTACAGATGATAACCTTGATACAGACGAGCTTGAAGGCATTGAGGGTGTAGTCCGTATGCGTAAAGAAAAAGACTCAAACTTTCAGGAAGTTGGCGAGTATTACTCTGCAGATGTTCGGGAGTTTCAGCCACTAGGGCCATTTCCAGAAATCAAAGAAGTTTCAAAGAATAATGTTCATGGAGATGATGATACTCCCTTTTGACAAAACAGGATAAGTCATTATTATTATCTTGGGGTCAGTAAGTTTTTTCCAGCGAGCTTCTTTTTCCTGTGCTCGTGAGCTTTGCTTGCTGGCCCCTCCAGACGGGAAACAATGCAAATTAACATTAATGCAAACAGTCTTAAAAAGCTGGTTAGGTTAATGAGACTTTTAGCTAATGAGCTTGAAAGTCTTTATGTTCAAAAGAAATCTGAATCGCCTATACCTATGGTTGTTATATCTAAGAATGACTCAAATACTCATCTGGTTATTGATTACTACAAGATTATCCACCCAAACAGAGGCAAGGGCCTTAACAATAAGCATAAAGACTGGAGGTTAATTCGAAAAAGATTAGATCAAGGATACTCTGTCAAAGACCTTAAACGTGCAATTGATGGCAACTTTAACATGAAGTTCTGGAAAGAAAAAAGACTTCATGGAATCCAACATATCTTCGGGAAAGATGGAAACCTAGAAACCTTTATTAGTTTTGGAAAGAATAAAGATTATGAGAAAGATGGAAAAACTGGATACAATTCTGGGAGTACCGAATGGGGGAATGATTTCGATGGATTCGGCGACGGGGATTAGCAAAAGAGTTTTAGACTTTGCAGAAAAAATCAAAGAAGAAGGATGGGGCTGTGAAGATGATGTATACAGTGTCAAGGAACGCAGCACTTCAGATCTTTCTACTTATGCGCTTAAGCAGGGTATGCCGCAGCGCATCATAGATACAATCATTGGGGGGTGTGCTGATACTCCTGCAATGCAGGCAGTCAGCAAGTTTCTAGAGGCACCACGGGAGGGGTGGTGTCTC